GATAGAAACTATCCTGGGCTAAACTACGAACGCTACTGTAGCTCATTCTGTGTCAAGGACAAGGGAATCAAGGTCGGAAAGACTCATCCCAAGGTCGGAAAGAAGACTGTCTAGATCTACTGTATTTTCAACATCAAAAGACATATCAAATATATCCATTATATTGAAAATGGCTTCACTCTCCAATGACACAACGTTTGACTGCGCTGTGTAATTGTTCTGAACCGTCACTGTAACCTTAAACTGCGAAACGTCAAATACTTTTCTACAAAGGGGACAAGTATTCTTACCTTTACTTTTCCATTCCTCTAGACAGTGGGAATGAAACATATGTCCACAACGGATCGGGGGATTAGTCCTTGTTGACCTTACCTCATTGAGACATATGGCACATGGCGACATTCTAGAGTATGGGTTCAAAGTTTTTACGAGAATTTATCACACCGTCTAATAGGTCTTTGACATATCAGTGTATCGATCACATGGATCACAAGCGGATCTAGATTGTTCTTGAAGCTTATTGAGGAGTTCTGGACCCTGCTTTTGAAGAAGTTGACGGTAACTGTAGTTGTCCTCGAGAGCGACACCATTTTGTTGCATTATGTAATTGTTAGTAAGTTGGGCTGAGGAGTTGAGGGTGAAGCATCTGCCATCGGCCATTCCAAGTCGTTGAGACATCTTTATTAAATTAGGATTAGAAATTAATTTAACAGTACAAGAATGAGTTATCCACACATTGTCTATTTGTTACGCTCGTAGTAATCTTGGCGGTATTGCCACCACCCCAACCTTGATATTGCACAATTGACTGATCATCTTGGCAGTTTGCATTTTCGGGGGTTGGACAACGCTTACCTTCCGCTATGTATCTATGCCCTGTTTGTCGCCATGAACCTGTTCCAGCTGCGACATTATCGCTGTATTGAGCCATAGTCACTGTTTTGGGGTTCACACAATAGACATGATCACCTCTGGGACACGATTTTGTTGTGGCATCATACATACCAGCAGCCGCGGCTATACCAGCAGATTGGTTTCTATACAAACAACCAACATCTTTACCCGAAGTACACTCGTAAAGTTTACCTTCTTCATACGCATATGGTTGTCCATCTGCTAACATTGTCGGGGGTGTTGGAGGTGGGGACGATGGACCTGGAGACGAGGGTCCATCGTCGCCACCCATCATGAATACGGCGCCTGCTGAGGATGACATCAGCAATACAGCAACGACACCAATTATGGCAGCCTTGGACATCTTTATTAAATTCGGTCTAGAAATTAATTTGCCTATTCGTGATCGTCTGGAGCCAAGAGTTGAAACCCTTTGCCCTTAGGTGTTCAACCATAGGTTCACACTTGTGTCCCAAAAATACATCAAAGACATCCTTCTCAATGGTTGGAGAGACCCGAATCTGGGGATCGTCGTTGATGTGTTGATTGATAATATTGTACGCAAAAGCAATCTCCTTGAGGGTCTCCGCACCCGTGATAATAATCTTACCAGTCGAGAAGATACTCGTTGTAATTTCTTTCATATCTTGGGCAGGCTGAAACTTAATTTTCACGGCACTGTACCTGTCAGGTTCAAAAGAGACTTTGAAGATATCGGAATGATTCTCAAAGTGTTGTGCGACCCTCATGAGGTTGATGTTGTAGTTGAGACTGAAGTTTGAGTTGATCATAACAACTCGGAAGGAGTCCACTGGCATTTGGACTTCCATTCCCAAGAAAGTCTTGAATATATGGGTCAGTTGGGTAATGATCCTTTTACAATCAAAGAGATCACAGCAGCCAGCCACTTGAATAGAGCCATTTGGGAAAACCTTCACGGACTTGGTACTGTAGCTGTCATGGTATGTGAGGGTTACTTGGTTATAAAAAGTTGTTGGTTTCAATTTCCATTCAAACCCCGCAACACCTTCGCTACCAACGCGTTTCAATTTGTATGATCCCATTTCTTCGAATGCACTGCGAAGTTTTTTTATGTCAATATCTTGGATAAAGCTTGATACCATAGTGATTGTCGTAATCTTTATCCAAGAAGGTCTTGTCTCCTCTGGAAGCTCCTTCCTAAACTCATCGAGGGTGAGAAGGTAGGAAAAGCTGTTGTTGGCAATTGCCGAATACATTTCTTTACTCTTTTATCTGGGGCCTTTTGTCTTTATCTAACTTTTAAGTACCAAATGAGGACTTAGGTTACATTGGCAAATATTCCCAAGTTGGATTTGTAGCAGTGAAATCTATTGTCATTTCTTTTTGTCCTTTATTAACGGCATCAGTTGTCTTCAACACTGTATTATCGGCACTTAACAGTTTAACTTTCATATTTTCGGTACGAACTTGGCAACAGTTTAGTCGATTTGTAATGACAATCTTTTTAACAGTTGTAGCAGTACCTAAATCAATCTGCATGAAACTAAGACCACTTCCTGTAGTATGTGCAAAGTTACCCGAAGTTTTGTTTTCGTCAACCAATCTTGTAAATGGTCCAGCGCTATGGGCATTACCGGGTCCACCTGTAACAGTTTTACCGGATGCCACATTCACGTCATTTTCATCAAATACTTCAACCTCCGACAGGTTTATGGCATTATTGGGGTAGTCGGCGGATGGTCTTTCCAAACGAACATATCTAACATTGGCAACACCTTCTGGAGGTGGTGGAGCCGATGGACCTGGAGCCGATGGACCTGGAGCCGATGGACCTGGAGCCGATGGTCCCAAACTTGGTTCATCGCCATTCATCATATTATAGACTACAATACCCACTACGATTATTATAAATAGAACAATACCTATGATCAAAGCATTCATGTTTTATATTACTTAGAGATTATATTCCCTAGTAGACAAAATGACTTCATTCATCAAGTCAGCCAAGGCTGTCTACGATGTTGAGTCTGAACTCGAATACGTTGAGATTGAGTATGAACGCTTTGTGAGGGGTAAGGGCTACGAGACCTATGTAGACTACATCAACACAAAGCCCCTCGCCGATTGGGTCGTACTCACATCAAAAACACAATCTATCCCCTACGAAAAGTTTTTGGATACAATGTGCGAAAAAACACTCGAAGTTCGTCAAAAAATGGCTGAGTTAGCACTTGAAAACATAGTGGCTGATAAACAGCACATAAATACATATATTCGCACGGCTCATGCAAGTACCATTTTGGATCCCACCTTCCAGCCACCTTGGATTAATATGAAGAGTGCTTGGCAGAGGGAGTTTATCAAAAAGTTTTGTGAAGATACTCTTTTGGATCTAATTCAAAGGTCTACAGACGAATCGAGACTTGACTACTTTTTTAGCGTCTTATGTAGTATAGAATCGTCGCAATAGTCAAAAGGCAGATAAGAGCTCCAATAATGGAAAACTTTGGATTCTTAGCAACACCTACGACAACTTTTTGAACAAATGTTCTATCATTCTTTGTAAATCCTGTGTCAATATTTCGTCGTGGGTGGAGTGGTCTAGATAAAGAACACTCACTTGTAGATTCGGCACAGAGACCATAGTCACAGTAAACACTACGTTTCTTTTCTCGAATACCTGGTTCACTTCGCATTTCCGTAAAATCCTCAAAGTTACCCGTCTGTCTCACACCCCCTGGAAGGGAGAAATCGTGGGAGACAAATGGATTGACATCATTGATGGCATCTTCGTCATTGAGCATGTACTTACTCATAGTTACTCTTACTTCAGATTATATTTTTTCGTCTTCATTTTGGATCGATGTTCTTCCCACATTTTGTCAAGGTCAACATCCAACATGTGGGCCAGTTGAAAGAGGTAACTGAAGACATCACCCATCTCCATCATGACATCCGTACCTCTTTCCTTTTTGAGTCCAGTCTTTTTGTATGTCTTTTTGTATTGGCGAATTGCCGAGGCCAACTCCCCAACTTCTTCTGTCAGGAGAAGCCACACAGTATCTACCGCAGCGCGATCCCATCCTTTGGATTTACATACTTTTTCAGTTTCTGATTTGTAATAATTCAGGCTCATCTTACTTGGTCAACGACGCAAAACTTTAATTGATTCCAATCTTGTCATTGTAGCCAATCTTTTTACCGACAGTACTGGTATTTGTGGGAAGATCAATTGGTGTAGAGATCGTGTCAATGTCTTGAACATAGGCCATATATTGAGACACACCAGTTTGAATTTGACCCAAGGCAGTCTCGATGACACGCTCGTTCATCATCTTGACCTGCTCGTTCACACGAGAGTGGTGATC